TCACAAGAATATTATTATATTGCGTTATATAGGCGGTTATCTTCCGGATTGCTCCTTTTTGATAGTCCTGGGTGTTTTCAATTTGGCATTCAAGTTCTTCGATCTCGACCAATAGCAAATCGGCATCGAGATTTTCCACTGTTGTCAATAATTCCCTTTTTTGCCTGATCTTGATTTCTTTCTTTTTGATTTCAAAATATGATTCTTGCAAAGCCATCTTGACTTTATTGATTTCGGCCAATATCTGCCTAAGATTACGCAATTCAGTAGGCGCAGAAACCGTCAACATATTGTCCATGAACTGCGATTGTGTCTTATAAAAATTTTCCGTATCACGCTTGATCGCAGGATATGCTTTTTCGATCAGTTGAATCATTTCCTGGTAAGAAGAGGACATAAATAAATTTGATACCGCATTTTTGATCGATACATCTTTCATGAAATTCCTCCATGACCATTACTTGTTGCTGAATTGTATGATTGGCTTGATAACAAATCGCCAAAGTCGGTAGCATTACCGGTTGTGGCAATGATTATATAATCGATTATATTATAGTAAGTTGTTCCATTAAATCCTCCGCCAAATATACCCCTCACTTTTGATGATGTCCCAGAAAGACCCTGACGTAACTGAGTAAGGTCACCGAAATCTGATCCGTTTCCTGTTGTAGCAATTGTCACATAGCTGATGTCACTGACAACAGAACCATCTCTATTTCCGCTTCCAAATATACCTCTTGTAGATGATGATAACCCTGCAAGGTCGAACCATTCAGGCCCCAAATCGCCAAAATTAGTAGCGTTTCCCGTTGTAGAAATTTCTATATAGTCAATGGCACCATTACGAGTAAAGCCACCGCCAAACAACAACCGAGTAGCAGATGCAGCAGCAGCGATTTTTTCGGTCGTATAAGTTAAATCACCGAAGTCAGTTGCATTCCCTTCTGATGCTATCGTTATATAATCAAGGATATTTGATCGGCTTCCAGTATTCCCCCCACCAAAAACGCCACGAATAGAGTTTGAACCACCCCCTAAGTATCTTCTTGCCGCCGTTAAATCTCCAAAGTCAGAAGCATTCCCCAAAGTTGAAATTGTAACGTATTCGATTGTGTTGACACGGGCTGACTCGAACCCCCCACCGCATACACTTCGTATAGCTGAGCCACAAGCCGCCAGTGACCATCTTTGGGCTGACAAATCACCAAAATCGACGGCATTGCCTGCTGTTTCTATTTCTAAGTAACTGATTACGTTCGTCATTGATGACGAGCCCAGATATCCTCCAGCAAACAAAGCCCGTGTGCTTGTCGGTTGACCTGTCTTCGGGGGAATAATAATCATGCAATCCATAACCCCTCCTTACTCCGCCACGATTTTGGCCCAGAGCGGACCTTTCGCACCCGTTCCCGCGGCTTCGCAGGAAACAGAAATAAAATCTCCTGACGCCAGGTCGTCGTTTGACGTATCGATAGTCGGCGCTCCTGACGTTTTAGCGTCCTGAGCAATGGAAAAGGCCGGTGACGTTGCCGTCATATCCACCGCCACCGGCGAGGCCGTCGGCCGATGCCGGACCAGATTGAACGATACGACGCCGGAAGTTGAAGCTGTCCCGAGCGGCGAAAGATACATCCGCGAATCGGAGGACAGGTTCTTGCCGACCATGGCCGGAGGCAAGGGGATCTGGACGTTTCCGATATTATCTCCCGTGGCGATCGCCACGTCCTTGTCCAGCAGCATGACCTCGATGGTCGGTTTCGTAATCCCGAGTATCGTTTTCAACGCCGCAACCGACGCCGCCCCCAACTCTGATATTTTAGGCATAGCAAATCCCTCCTTGATTAAAATTTTTCAATAGCCGCATCCTGCGACCGGGCGATATCGATCTCGACCCGACTGTACGGCCACGGGTCCACGTTGTAATATACCGATCCAGCCTCGGTCTCATATTCCCAGCGCTTGCCGTCGACCTGCGTCCGGCGGTCCTTCGGGTATCGTGCGCGGATCGTCGAGAGGCTGTGCACACCTCCATTATCCAGCGCCACAGTTCCGGACTCAGTCGTGACCAGCAGCCACATGTGACCGATAAAATGCATGGCGCCGTCATCTCCCAGCGTTCCCTGTTCTTCAAAACCGTATTCCATACGGATATTTGCTATCGAGTAACCCATGTCCAGGAGCATCTGGGCTTCGGTCAACGCCCAGTCTTCACAGTCACCCATGGGATTCATGTTGGTCATGATCCGCCAGAGATCCGCGGAATCTGTGTCCGCTTTTTGTCCGTAGTGATTGAGGCAATACTGGTAAACACTATCCAGCACGGAGGCGGGGATTGGAGAAACCGCACCGGGGAGCAGATTATGTCCGGTGGTCAACGGGTGATATTTGTATGCGCCGTGGAAAAACGCCACCGCCCGCAAGTAGGGTTTATCCGGGTCGTCCCAAAGCATTTTGAAAAACGTCAAATTCGTACCGTCGATCTCCAGCCCGCCGAATTTCGTGAGATGCGATCCGTCAAGACTGTATTGATCGCGGACCAGGCTCACGCCGAAGACAGAGGGAATCTTGATCATCACTCCTGAAAAATTAACGCCGAGGGTCATGACGTACCGGTCGGCATCCTTGCCCACCGGGAATGTCAGACAGTGATAATCCTGGTATGACGGAAACTGCATGAGGGTCTGGCCGTTGACGGACAGTCCGAAAGACAGACTGGGCATCCGGCCGACCTCGCCCGTTATGACGGGCTCCTTGGCAATCAGATAAAAGACGCCGTCCGTATCCACCGCAGCCCGCAAACAGCAGGTCAATGTCATAACAGACCCGGAGTTGGGGACTCTCACAACGAGATAGGTTTCCGTTGACCGGTGCTTCGGGTCCGCCGCCAGGTCCGTGTAAAGTTCGGCGGCCAGCGTCGATAGAAATCGCTGATTCTGAAACCTGCGGATTCCGGTGTATTGCGTAAGCAAATCCGGGATAGGATCAATCGGGCAATAATCCTTCATTAAAAACGCCCGGCTGATTGGCACATTACTGAAATTATACAGGGGATTACCGCCCCATAGGTGCGACACATAGGTTAATCCATTGATGTTTCCGGCAACAATGGACGCGTCGGACCAGGCGCTTTTCTGGTTGTTTGCGTCCGCCTTCATCTGCGGGTAAAGGACATCCGTCCAATAGACTATCGGTTGCTTGTCCCAGTCAACCTGTTCCTGAGTCATTTTCATTACTCATCACCCCAGTTGCGCGTCAAAAAGAACAGTTGGCCTTCTGGCATTTCCTTGCCGACACGATTTTGCAGCATTTCCGCATAATCGACGTATAATGCGTACAACTGATCCAGCAGAGTGATATAGTCCGTCAACTCCGCTTGCTGCCTGTTCACCCAGGATCGAAACACCGGGTTGGCGGCGAATGTCCCGAAGGTTATCTTGACCCAGAGGGGACACTGTTTCGGACTGTCGTAAAAGCCGATCACCCTGGGTTTTGACCAATCCTGGTCTTCGAATTCAATGATCACATGATCGCCCACGGCGAACGCGGACTCGCTTCAATTCATGTAAACAGCCGGGACATTTTGCAATGTCGCCGCCTGGTTGATATCGATACCCTGCTGGCTGCTGAGCGCCGCATCCAAAGTGACGTTGACCGTCACCTCAAAGGGTGAATTTTCACTGGCTTTGGTTGCCGTGGTCGCTGTTATTACTCCGGCGCGATAGGTCGGCAAGAACTTCTGCCACCAGGGAAACAGGGCCAGGTTAAAAACCGCGCCCGCCGCCGATCCGTCTCCTGCCGGTTTGATCTTGCCCAGGGCGCCGGATGCCGAACCACCGGGCCGAATATGGACATCACTTCCGTTGCCGTTGATCTCAAGGGTGCCGACAGTAGTCCCGGTGGACAGGTCTTCCGTCAGATCCGCGCAGTAAACATCCATCTGCTCCGGCGCTACCATGGCTTCCAGGCGCGTCTTTTCCTTGTCCAGGGATACCTGTTCCATTTTGAGGCTGTTCCAGGTCCTCAATTTAGCGCCTGCATCGGCCCGGGCCGTATTCGCCGTTTCGGTGGCCTGCAGCACGTCCGATACGTCGTCCGTCATGGCGCTGATCGCATCATCGAGTACGTCCAGAGCGTTTTCGAGAGCCGCCACCGCCGTCAGATAATCGCTTTGTGCCTGCGCGATTTTCCCGGCGATCATCGACAGGCTTTCGTTGACCTCGGCCAGACGCGCCGTTGTATCGGCGATGTCCTTGATCAGCTCGACCCGGTAGTATCCGTCCGTCCCTCCGGATATGATCTTGGCCTGTCCCATTACGCCTCCGTGACTTCCATAAACGCCTGGTATTCGTTGACCACCAGGCGGATAATGCCGACGGTCATCGTGCCCGTCCCGTAATTCGCAACGTCACCGGGCTTCAAAAAGAGGTTTACGTCGCACCGGACCACCATTTTCCCGTTGTGCTGCCTGTTTTTGTACGAGATGCCCGAGAGGGTTCGCTCAGCCGGGGCCGCGTTCGTCGTCGTTTTGTATCCGGTCAGCTCGATCGACCCGCTGCGGTCGCCTTCATACTGGGCCGCGCTTTCAAAATTTGCCGTGGCGATGATTTCCGTGTTGTAGGTCCCGTCGGTCAACCGGTAGCCCTTGCGAACCTGGATCTCCCCGTTCGGGCGCGCCGCGATCTGATCGGGAATTTCGTTCTGGAAAGGAATGACGCACGACAAATATGACGGCGTCCTGTTGCGCAGCGTCGCCTGGAACGAACTCAGCGGCAGGACAGCGTCATCGAGCGTGGGTGACTCATTCGCGCCGGTGAGCGTGCAGGTGTATATAATCTGGGCTTTCGGATATTGCTCGGGACGTAATGACCAGGAATAGGCCGGGGCGTGGGCAGTGAATCTCATTTCGGCAGCTCCCTCCGATATGTAAGATACGGCATGGACATCACTGACAATCACCGTGCTGTTCCAGTACGCGGCATAAGTAGCGTTCCATTCAACCTCGAACCGGAACACAACTGTTCCCGGTCCTACGGGTGCCACAAATTTTTCCCATTCTGGAAGAAATACGTGTTTTGGTTCAGCGGTAAAATAAGGATATACGGTACCTAATACATTAAAATTAACACCATCAAACGTACCGTACCGAATTGCCGTGACTGGAGGCGTATAGTTGTGTTCCTCCTCGTTGTATAGCTTCATGGCGAACTTGATGACGCCGGCGGAATCCATGTCAAATGTCACATCGAAGGTCGATGAGTAGTTGACCTGCAGGTCCGGGTAAACGCCCGTGATAAATACCGGATAGGACTGATAACATTCGTAATCGCTGTTTTCTACGTACCAGCGCGTGGTGATATGCAGATCCGACGACTGGCTTCCGGTCAGGATATGTTCGTTATTGACCTGCCTGCCCTGGATGAATCTCGCCTGGGCGTTGTGGGCATGAGCCTGGAAATCGATCTCGGAAACTGGCGGGCGCATAATCCGGCATGGACGGCAGTTCAAATCGTTGAACACTCCGAAATCGATACTCGCCGTGTCCGGCGTATAGACATTGCGGCTGAACGGGAAAGCCTGAAAATCGATATGGGGGATATCACGCCGATCGGGCAGGGTCTTGTCGCTGATCCAGGCCTGGTTGGTCGGTTCCGTTCCTGACGGCGGATCCGGCCAGTCCGACGGGTAGGAGGTAAACAGCATTTCCAGCCACAGGACAAAAATATAGAGCTTTTTACCCGTAGGCCAGTGGGTAATCGGCAGCTCGACATCGCGCCAGTCCTGCCAGCCGGGCACCGTCACATATCCGCTGGTACTGTCAAGATAGGACCCGTCACCATCCGAATCTTCACCGGTCTCATCCAATATGGCAATGGCCAGGGCGCCGCCGTAGTTGTACGGCCCGACGGTCCGCCAGGCTCCGGCTGTCGTTTTAGCGGTAAGATGTGCGGTATAGGGCGCGGTTTGCGGGGGAAGCTCGTGAAACATCCCATAGTACGTCCAGTCCGCAGTATTGCCCGGGAACGGCACAAAGGCGTCGGCCCGCAGGGAAGGGGACTCGTTGTGATAAACCGCCGAATCCTCGACCCAATCGAGGCAGGGACCGGGCAGGGGACGGACGAATCCCGAGGGCAGGGCGTCTTCCAACAGCCAGGACAATGGCACGATTTGCCCGATCGGAACCGCCGCCGCCGGAGTGGCCGCGAAACCGGAAAAACCGATGCTTCCCAAGGGTATTTCACAAATTATTGCCATGTTTTCCCCTTAAGCCGCCGCCGCACCCCAGTCAGTAATACCGCTCGACGACCACTGGACAATAAAATCAATGGCCGAGATCGTAATATCCGCCGGAGTGGTATCGAATATCAGATAGGCGATCAGGTCCTTGTCCGTAGCCGTATCGTCATACAGTATCCCATAACGGAATGTTGCGGTTAACGCAGTCCAGGTTACATCGTTTGCGTCGAGCTTTGATCGCACAGGCGATCCGGACTGGGTCAGGGTCACACCCGTCAGGGTTTCCCCGCCGGTCGTATATCCGTTATCGGGCGACGCCACCGCCTCCACTTCCGGACTCGGCGATGACAGGACATCGGCCAGGACATTGTGAGCCTGACTGGGCGTATAGGCAGACGTCACCAGGAGCAGCTTCAGCGTGTCGCTGGCCAGGTTGATTTTCTTCCGGGCCAGGGCGTCATAGAAACTGTCATAAATCACTATCGAGCTGGGCATGATATCCTCCGTTTATGATATTTGCTCGGTTACAAGGAGCGTCAAGGTTGCCAGGCCATCCTCCGCGACGCTGAATTTTGCGGGGATGGCGGTAAATGCCGCCTCATCCGTCGTCACGGTCAGCAGGCTGTACGTTTCGGTCAGATAATTCATCGCCGCAATGATCTCCGGCGACGGGTCCTTGATATGAATACCTATTGTCCGATCCCCCGCCGCATAGCCGGTATCGTATATCGACACGCCGCCATCCAGCGTTGCCGTCCGGCTGGCCCGCCGCTCCCGGCTCGTATTGGTGCGGGTCTTTTCCGGATCCAGTTCGCGCCCGGACAGGTAAAAAGCGCCATTCAAATCATGGGTATTTGCGGATAGGCCTATTCCGTTCATGTCATGTGATCCCCACTAAAAATTCCGCGCCTTCCTGATTGGCGCGGATCTGTATCGCGGACAATATCTCGAACATGAACGCCTCCAGAGACGGCGCCAGGTTCGTACCCTCTATTTTGATAATGCCTTCACCCTTTCTGTACATTTCCGCCCGTGCCTTCATTTCCTCCGCCTGGGCTTCCAACATTGCTTTCTGGGATTCAACCAGACTTTGACGGATGCTCATTTCCTGGTTCATCAACTTCAGGACATCCCAGCTCTGGGAGCTGCTGTTCATGTCTTTCAGGATATTGGCCATGGATATGGATACATCGGCCGACGCCTTAAATTCCTCACCCAGGGTCGTGAAGATGGCCTTTATCTTCTCCGACTGCGCCTCGATAGCTGCGATATCGACCTTGGCCTTCCACTCGATGGCTTTCTGGACGATCTGGGACTGCTCCTTGATCTTTTCCATATCCATCTTGAGCTGGATCTCGACCTCTTTTTTCTCCGGGACGACTTCATCGACTTTCTTCTTCGTTGCATCCAGGTTGTCCCGGTCCGTTTTAAGTCCGATATTGGTAACGAGGGTCGATCCGTCCGGCAGGATCTCCGTCACCATGCCCCAGGCGTCGGCGATCTGTTTCTTGTCAGCCTTGACCTGCAGATCGATGGTACGGGGCTTTGATGATTCGTCCAGCGTTTCGGATAAACCCTGGATGTCACGATCATACTTTGTCGCCATTTCCGTAGCGACGGCCATGGCCGACGCATACTGGTCCGTCGATCCCTTGGCGTTATCCTGGGCGCTCTCGATGCCGAATATCGCATCGCTTGTTTTCTGACTTGATTCCGCCAGCCGGTCGAACGATTTTGACAGGAGCATTTCCAGTTCATTCACCGTTGTGGATGCGTCCCGAATCTCCGCCGACATGTTCATGCCCGGAACCAGATCGAGCAGTTCCAGAGCCCCTCTGTATGCCCGGGCAAATCCATAGGCAATCCCGACAATCGCTGTCATCAGGACATTCGCGCCATTCTCGATGGCCAGAAACGCAACCTTGACGATCTGGGCCATACCCTCCGAATCCTGACCGATTAAAAGCATGGTAGTCCCCACGACAGGGCCGAACATCCTGTATGCCGCCGCAATGGACGTGATCTGTGCCAGTGCCGCCTTGGTATCGCTGTCCAGCGCGTTGAAACCATCGATTATTTTCAGGATGGCATTGCCGAACGGCGCCAGTCCCTCGATCAGGCCCCGATTGACATCGATCCATGATGCGGTGGTATCCACGACGCGCTGAATGGCCCGGGTCAGATCCTCCGGGTTGGACGTGTCGACATTGAAAATAACGCCGACTGTCCTGCCGACTTCGCGCATGCTGTTGATCAGTTTCGACCAGTCTACCTTTTCAAACGCCTCCGGCAGGTTTTTCGCCCCTTCCTTGAGGGTTTCCCCGATACCGTCCACCATGTCAGCGAACGCCTTGAATAAAGGCTCAAACGTCTTATCTTCGGCGATCTGGCGTAGCGCCTGGGTCATTTCGGCGCCGCCCTGGGCGACCTCTACAAGGGAAGACTTGAACTCGTTCCCGATTGTCACGGCCAGATTATTGAAGGATTCCTTCAGGATCTTGATCTGGACTTCCGTGGATTTTAACCGCGCCTCGACTTCCTTGGCCGCTGATCCGGTCGAACTGTACGCCACCTGGGTCACTTCCATGACCTTGTTCATCTGATTGAACACTTCGACCATGCGGGCCGATTGATCGATTCCGACGAGCTGCTGGGTGACATACAGTTTCTGCGGTTCGGACAGGCCCTGGAACGCGAGCATGACATCGTGCAGGATATCCTTCCCGGATCTCATTTCACCATTGGCATCGCGCTGGGATACGCCAATGGACGCAAGGGCGTCGCGTACCGGAGCGGAATCGTCGACAAGTTTGAGCAGTCCTGTTTTAAGACCTTTCGCAGCTTCCGACCCGCTCATGAATACTTCGATCACCGGCGTCAGCAGTCCTGCCGTTTCCTCAAAATTAAAGCCCATGGTCTTGGCGATGGGCGACAGGTCTGCCATGCCAATCGCCAGTTGCTGGACGTCGGTCGCATATTTATTCGATACCTCATTCAAGATATCGACGACCCGGGTCACTTCCGACGCCGGGGCCTTGAAACCTTTAAGGATTGTGATCAGATAATTAGAGGCATCAGCCGCCCCGACAGACCCGGCGATAACCAGGTCCATCGACGACTTGGTCAGATCCATGGCCTCTTTCGTGTTGAACCCGGCCTGGATAAAGTCGGCCGTGGACATCAAAATATTGGACGCCGCCTCGCCGTAAGTTTCCGAAAGGTTGATCGCCGCCTCACTGGCCATGTCGATGTCTTTCGGCGCGTCACCCGCGACTTTCCGCATCTCAACGACGGCGTTCTCGAATTCGATGGATTTTTTCAGGGAATAATACAGTCCGCCGGCGGCCAGGGCACCCAGGGCCAGGTCCAGCTTGCCAATGCTCATGACGGCCTGATTGGCAAACTCAAAGGACTTGGACAACGACTGGGCATCCCGGTCAATCTTCCCGGTCAGGGCTGTCAGGTTGCGGTCTTCGCCCCGGAATATAATCGATACGGTTTTTGCGAGATCAGCCATCGCCTTGCCCTTTATTGAAACGATCGTTTCGATCTTTGTGGAACAGTATCCACAGTTGCATTTCCAGGTCGCTCAGGTGGTCGTAAGGCATGAAGTCCGGCCGGACCTGGAACAGCCATGCGCCCTTGTCGTTACATAATTCCAGGGCGTTTCTTACGTCGATTCTTCCCCAGAGATCGGCGGCTTTTTTTTTACTTCTGCACCCCTACCTGTCAAAACCGTGATCTTGTTCGTCAGGGTCATGAATTCGATGGGGAAATGCGTACAGAGCTTTACCGCCGTATCGCGGTCAACCTCCGGATCGACGCTGCCGATCCGGAGCATTGCCATACGGCGGACCACATCATTCGGCGTATTTTCGTCGAGGCCCAGATCAGCTTTCAAGGCTGCCACCTTTTCCGTCATATCGGTCGAGATCAGACCGTCAAGGACCGCAGCCAGGTTCCGGTTCTTTTCAACGTCCTCGTAGACCTGGCCCAGTTCGTGCCCGGTCAGGCCGCGCACTGTCCAGACAGGAGCCGACCCGTCCGCGAAAAAGTCTTTCAGATCGGGGACGGGGACGGCTTCGATGCGCGGTTCAAGCTTCGCGGCCTTGAATTTCTTAAGATTGAAATCACCCATGGCCGCTCCTTAACTGGCGAATTTCTCGGCCTTCTGGGTCGAGCTGATTGTACATGCCGCGTTGATATTGTCCCCGGCCGGGTAATTGGTATCGATACCGAGTTTGCCCTGGCAAATCAGATACGGCGCCTTGTTCCGGTCCGGATAGAATTTGAACGTGATGATCTCATCCTCGCAGCTCACAAAGGCGTCCGTAATGCCATCCTTGAGAAAGGTTTTGAAGCTGCCCTGACCCAGGGTCGAACTGGACGCACCGAGCGTACCGCCATACACCTGGGTGGACGACGTGCTGTGCGTATTTGCCGGCGGCTTGAAATCAACGGACGGCTCCAGATCCGAGAAGATCGGCTCATAAACCTCGGCATAGACACCCTTGTATGTCGCGGGCGACCCGGCATGAATCGCGGGCAGGGCGGAGGCAAAAGTGATTTTCCCGTTCATGTAGTCCTCATCCCAGACCGGATAATCGTACTTTTCCTGGCTGGTCCCGGGAATCTGCGAAAGCTCCGATGCGGTAAAGACGGCGCTTGCTCCGTCGCTCATCTTGACCTGGCCAATTTCGATCGCTCCCACCGTAATCAGGGGCGGACCGCCGTTTGCGCCGCGCGTATCGGAGAAAGACGTCCCTTCAGCGCCGGCCAGCTCCGCAAGTGCTCCGGCCGAGGTGACAATGATCGATGTGATCTTGTGCTGTCCTGCAGGGGACGCTGCCGGGCGTGTGATGACTAGGGCCGCGTTTGCGTTGACCGACGTCAGTATACCCGCCAGGTAACAGGTCAGGGCCGCCACGGAGACCGTGTTGGCCGATGTGCCGGGGGTAATGACGCCGCCTGTCGCCAGGCCGTTGGGCTTAATATTGGGCTCGTACCCGCTTTTCTGTGACCAGATGGACACGTCGGCCACGCTGAATTCCTTGTGGTCTCCGGCGTCAGTCATGGCCGCCATGGGGTGCCGCTCCTGTCCGCTCTCGTACTGCAATAATGCGTTGCTTGCGGTATTGGTTTTCGACATGGTTTTCTTCCTCCTTGCTTGGTTGTTCCGGGCAAACAAAAAGGCGGACCGATGGAGGTATGGCTCCATACAGCCCGCCTTTTTATTTCTTGCGCTCTCCGTCAACCCGTCGGCCACCGGAGAAACCCGAATTCTTAATGTTTAGGTTTAATTACTTCACCTTTTCTCCGTATATTTCAAATTCCGACAAATCCGGATAGGGCAGCTCAATATCCGGATTCTCCCGGGGCGTTCCTTCCAGATTATAAAACTGATTCATCAACAGCAGCCCCCTGGCCGCGATCTCGGGCATCATGTACATATTCCAGCCGAGCTGATCGAAACTATCCTCATGATAAGAGCATTCGCGTCGGCCGGAAAACCTCGCGCGGCGAAACCACATGTAGGCGTTGAAATCATCCGTCAGGATCGCTCCGCCCTTGCCCAGCTTCAGGTGCTTGTGAGGACCGGTAAACGACAAACACATGAAGGTCCCGTCCAGGTACATGTCCGAAGTGAACCGGAGCGCCGCATCCCAGACCTTTGATCCGATCAGCGGATAGGCCCCTTTGAGCGTTCTGCCTTTTACGGGTGCGAAACGAACTATGCCGCCGGCATGGATGATCTCGCAGGGAACCGACGGATATGTCCGGGCCGGAATGGTGATTTCCCTGCTCTGGACCCCTTCGCGCATCAGGGCCAGAAAAATGGCGTTGCTTCCATTATCTACGGCTACGGCGTATTTTGCCCCGGTATATTCGGCCAGGGCGTTCTCGAATTCGTCCGTTATTTTATATGCGCCTTTAGACATGGGCTTTCATAAACTCCTTTTCAAGATCGAGAGGGTCTTTTTTACGGTCTTTGATCCGTACTGCCGGGATCCCCGCGTATATCGTCCACGGGTCAAGATCGTCCTTGACCATCGAATGAGCCCCGACTGCCGCACCCTCATGAATCGTCACGCCCGGCATGACGGCCGAGTAAGCGCCGATGATTGCATGGCGGCCGATGGTTATCGTTCCCTTTTCCATCTTTCTCCGTAATTCCCGGTCAACCTGTGGGTTCGTCATGCTTTCCCCGGAATAATCATCCGATTCTGAATAAAGTGTTACCCTGGCGGATAATCCGACAAAATCATCAATGATGATACCGGACCCGGCAAAAAGGGCAGCGAAACAGGCGATGTGACAATGGCTGCCGATTTTAAGGCCGGAGCCACCCGACAGAATGCAGAAATCATCGATTCGCACATTGTCGCCGATTTCGATCTGGTCGGCTCCGTAGATGCTTACCTTTGAGCTGATCTTGCAATCCTTGCCGATTTTCATCGCCAGTGCTCCATGACCCACGCTTCTTTTTCGATCACTTCGTGCGGTTTTGGCCTGCCATGGAAAGATACGATACGGCAGTCTTCCGGAAGTCCTTTTTTAAGCACCCATAATTTATAGGAGCAGACCCATTCTTCTGGAAACAGGTCTTTCGTCATTCCGATAGCCGGATCGTTTACGATCCCCTGACAGGCCATGGGAAGCGGGCCTTTTTCAATCAAGGGATTCCAGGTCGGCTTTCCCGCCTTCTCGTACTCTTCCCAGACACGCGCCCCGGCGCCATTGCGGATAAGGGTGGTACTGACACACGCATCGTTTTCCAGGCCCGGCGGACATGCAAACGAAGGATAATCCTTCATGCAGGCATGATCTGAGGGGAAAAGGATGAGCTCGTCCAGGCTGCCGCTAATGACCTGGTCCAAATCGAGATAGAGAATCGTGTCGGTTTTGATCCCGGGCGGGTCTTTCCGCCAGAACATCAGGCCGGACCACCAGTAGGGAAGGCCGACGGGAACGATCCGGATCCCCTTGTCGATACCATCGCACCGGCCGGGTTTCTCTGCATCCGGCCCGACATACAGGACAAAATCAAACGGGATCGTCGTGTTGCGCAGGCAAGACCGGTACAGGCGGTTGATATAATCGACCGGATAATACGGCCCGCCGTCCCAGCATGCGCCGATGGTGATTTTTATGTCCTTCCTGCGATTCGCCATGATTTTATCAACCCCTGCAGATAAAAATATACCGCTGCGCGTGTTCCTTGCTTTCGATCCTTTCAACGGATGGCCAATGTTCGCGGAATTTATCCGCCCACCATTCCGGACCCTGTTTGATCGTCGTGTAATTGACCCCGAGACGAAAATCGTCCCAGTCATAAACCTGAGTGAACAGATTGTCACAGGTCCGCCGGATCTCCGCGAGGATGGCGTCCAGTTTGTCCGGCTCGACACACATCAGAACATCAACACAGTAGCCCCAGTCGGCGATCGGGAAACGCTCCGGCAGATTCCAGAGCGCAGCGGCGTAAAAAGTGAAGTCCGGCCCGATCAGGGAAAGGGCCTTGTCTTCCAGGGCATTCTCGGCGATGTCGATCATATTGATCTTGATGTCGGGGCGGAGCGTCCGAATCATGACCGCCGGGCGGCCGGTCCCGGATCCGTATTCATTGACCAGGGAATCCTTCGGCACGAAATCCACAAAGCGCGGCGCCAGCCTCTGGCCGGGAGAGCCCAGGCGATACTGGCCCTGGCCGTTCGGATCCCAGACATCTTCAAAATGCTTTTTTACTTTTCCGTAAAGGTCATCCATTCAGCCATTCCTCCGTCGGCGTTCCCAGGAAGTCAGCCGTCCAGCCGGACATCGACTTCACTTTGCCCCTGATCTGTTTTCGATTCCCCTCATATTCAAAACCCTGCCGGAACACTTCATAGGAATTTCCCTTGTCGTTGCTTCCGTTAAGCGGACAGCCGCACAAAACGATCCGCTCATATCCGATCTGGATTGCCGCCAGACAACCCAGCATGGCCGAAGACCCCGACGGACCGACGATCGGGACAATCATGCCCACTTTGCCCTCATACTGCTGATGGGCGATGACAAGAAAATCCGTGTTCCCGCCGTAATTGTAACGCCTCTCCTTCGACATCCGGATCTCGCACGGGTGATAGGTCGCAAAATACAGGCATTTCTCAGACACGTTCTCGACGGAATCGTATCCAATCAGCATATAGTCGACCCGGTCACGGCCAATGCCCATATCAAAAAGGCGGGCGATATCCTCGCCGACACCCGGCGCGGAACCGATAATCAGAATAATTCTGCCCGCTTTACTGTTCATAAGGGTTGCCCAGTTTCGTGCTGTAATAGACTTCGATCAGCACCGATGCGCCGACCGTTAGATCCTCGGCATTCGGATATTCATCCGTCCCGCCGCCCTTGTACTTGATACCGTTGTCATACGGATCGAGATACGCCACCGGAGACGCCGGAGAGGTGACCAGCGTCCGGCGATCCCAGGACGGATCGGAAAAACACTTGATCAGATCGCCCAGGATCTGATCGGCAACCACCGACGCATCGGCGGAACCATAAGCGACAATTCCCTCGATACGGACCGGCATGATCATCTCTACTGACCCGTAATTCGACTCCGCCGTCTCCGGCCGAGGATGGACGATGCAGGCGGGAAGGCCCTTCTTGGCCGAGTCCTTGACCGCCCGGAACACGTTCAACCCCATATCCGTGTTGTAGCCGTTCGTCGTCGTGATGACCGCCGCCCGCGCCGCGATCTGCTTGATGATCTTTTCCCGTATCGTGTCGCTCATTTCAGTTTGCTCAATTCATAGTTCAGTTCATGTTCGATATTCGCATGAAGCCGGTTGTCGGCTTTTTTCAGAACCTCTTCCATGACCGGCTCATTCTCCAGGATATCCGGCACACGGGAAGTGAATAGCTCGGATATGGGAAGCCTTTTCACCATTTTTCCGCCTACCTTCTGACGCCAGAAGACACCTTTATGACCGCTCTTCATGGTGGCAATGAATGTCTTCGGAATGACTGTCCGAGTTCTTCCTTTTTTAATCAGCACCGACACGCCGAGTTTTGTCTTTTTCGTCCCGACGAATCCTATAAGCGGCAAGGGACGTCCGGTACTGTGAATTGACGCCGACATCTTGCCGGAAAATGCCTTTTCAATTTTGAATGTTTCATCGACAACCTTTTTTGTGGCGTTAAGTTCCTTCCGGACTTCCGTAGAAGCGTCGGTTTTGACCCCGGTCAATGTCTTGTTCAAGGAGCGGGCAAACACCCTGTCCCCGGCTCCCTTAATGCCATCCAGCATATTCCGGACGCTGATCAAATCGGCCTCATTTATCCTGATCGAGACACTCGCCATCACTTCACCGCCATCTTGACCGAAAAGCCGTCATTGGAAAGCACGCGCTGGACCGCGTAGGTCCCGGCCGCGTCACCCGCTGAAATGACGAATGTGTCGCCCTTGTTCGGCTCCGCGTCGTCCAGCTCCGAAAGCAGGGCCTCAATGACCGTCGCCGTCGTCCAGGTCTGGGTCGTCATCCCATCCGGCTCGAACCGGACGTCGAAATCGATGAACACATGGCAGGGAACGGCCGATCCGCCGGATGGCGTGTAAGATGCCGCTTCGCCCATGTCCTCGAATATGCCCGGCAGGGCTTCTCTCAGTTCAGACCGGATGCTCATCGCTTCTTTTTCCGTTTCTGTTTCTTGGCCTTCTTCTCGGCTTCTTTGCGTTTCACCGCGCCTGTTTTCATTTACTCTTCGTATATGGGCAGCCCGTCCTCATCGCGCAGCACCTGGCCATTCTCGTCCAGGATGGGGACCGCAAGTGATGGGGCGGTCTCCACCGGGACAAGATAAACGGCTTCCAGGCCGGGGGTGATAAGTGTCGGATGTTCCATGGCTCACTCGTTACTCTGGACGATGACGCTGTACGTTTTGTCCGCGTCGAAACTGGTCGGCGTGAAGCGAAACGATTCAGCATACAAGTTATCAAGCCGGTAGCATGCCGCCTTGTTCAGCGCTGTCAGATCGACCGGACTTCCCGTTGCCTTAACATATTCCGTGGCGCCGGGAGTACGGTACTCGATCTTGATGGTGCCCGCGCTCGGTTGCGCGGACACCTCGATCTGGATCTGGTGGTGGGGCAGATGTTCATGACCCGCGAGACCCATCGTCACTGCCCCATCCGCCTGGGTTTTCCCCGTCACTTTCAGGGTGTGGTTTTTATACATTGCTCACCCTCCTTCCGGGGTTTTTACGTCCTGACGACGATATAATCGAACTTGTCGCCGGCGCTCGGGGCCGCGTTGACGGTGACGATGATCGCATCGGGCGAAGCCTGTGGGATTGCAGAAAGGACTGTTGAAATCGGTGATGCCGCGCTATCGACACGAGGCGAAACAAAGCACTGGTCTGTCGCCAGGACCGCCGCTGTGGTGGTGATGGTGACCGTCGTGCTCGGGGCCGGAGAAGACGGAACTTCATAGGTTCCTGACTCAACGATGATCGGGTTCCCGTCGTCCAGGGCGACGCCTTCTGCCAGCTTGACGTTGATCGTCGTTGTCGCGCCGGTCAAAACAACTTCCAGGGCGATGCCGAAGAAATCGCCGGATTTCTTCTTGCTGATTTTGGGCGTGTCTGCGGCAACATAAAACAGCTTGTCGCCCACCGCGACGGCGCTGTTTCCGGCGTCGTCCACACCCTTGACGGACAGGTCAAATACGCCTCGTGTGTCCACTTCCGCCTTTCCGTCGGCGGAACTGTAATCGGTCAGGGCGACCCCACGGATCGCGCCCGAGACGACCGGATCGCCGGACTTGATCGTGGATCCCACGGTCAATCTCAAAACATCCCCGTCCTGAATTTTATTCGTAGCCATGATTTATCCTCCTGTAATAAAAGGGGCGGCGCAAACCGCCCCGGTTTGGTTATCTGTTGTTACCCGCCGTTACTCGCCGGGGTTGGCGTAGAGGGCGCGGTAATCGACGGCATAAGCGCCGACGTCGATGGATACCGCGTACTCCAGGCCCTCGATCGAGAATCCCGGCTGGTTGACCTCAAGGATCGGGCCCTGCTGACCATTCAGGAAGACCACCTTTATGGTCTTGCCCTTCGGTCCGGCCAGGTACCAGTAGGTCGTGTCGTTGTCGTCCAGGCGGGCCTCATAAACCCGGGTGAAGTAATTCCCGGCATAGGGGTTGACCCGGGTCGATGCGAAACTGGAATCCGTGGCCACCGTGCTGTTGTCGCTGAACTTATCCGATTTGAAGAAAACTTCGGCGACCCCTTCGAGCGCCTTCGGACCGAGAAAATACTCCGGCCGGATATTGAGGCGCCGCTTCCCGGCGATGTCCTTTTGGACGCCCATGGCTCGAATGGCCTCGCCGATGGTCGATACGCCGGGCGCACCGAGGTAACCGGAGGTGGCCAGGTTCCTGTGATTGGTCGCATCGAACAGCGCGTAACCGTCGCCCATGTTCCCGTTCGCCGTCAGGACCGCATAGGCTACGTCGCCGACTTTCCGGGACGCCGCTTCGGCCCGCCGCGCAGGCATTTCCGTAATGGCGCCGAGATCGTCGTTGACGATCATGACGCGGGTGATCCTGAACTTCTTGGCATAGGTTGCGGCCTTGTAGGTTTCAGGCGACTTCTCCGAGAATTTCCCGTACTTGATCTCGCCGGATTCGCCGACCTCTTCCAGATCGTCGAACTCGCTTAAGCGGTTGTCGTAATGGGTTTTGAAATCGTTGACCGTACCGGTGGCGCACCAGGTGCTCCAGGTCTCCGCCGAGCCGTCCCATCCGGCCTGCATGGCTCGGTTCGCCAGGTTGGCCAGGATGTTCGGAAAGTCGGACGACGTCATGGCGCGGCCGACCATTTCCTTCGCCGGGCCGCGGTGCTCGATACCGGCCATCCGGAGGCATTCACGGGCCATTTCTACGAGGGTGAAGCCGCGGAGTTCCGTCGCACCCGGGCGGGGTGTCTGGACCGTGTAACCGGCGCGCAGCCACAGGGCATCCTGTGCCGCCTCACGGAATTTCTCCCGGTCTTCCTTGATGATCTGGACCCCGCCGAAGCCGGGGTTTTTCGCCCGCTCTTGGAGCTTGGCCATGACGGCCGTGCGGGACTCTTCAGTGGTTTTCCCGCCGACGATCAGGCCGCGTACCATATCCGTACAGTCGAACTGCTCACACATGGCGTCGATTTCCCGGATGCGGTCGCGTTCGGCTCCGGTTGCCTCGGCGCGGATCGTGTCCACGTCGATGTCCTGCCGCTCTTCGTCATGCGGCCCGAGCTTATCCAGGAACGCCCAGGCTTCGTCTTCCGTTGCCGTTGTGGGCAGTCCGCTTCTTTCCAAAAATGCCCTTAATTTCTTGTCCATTTGAGTTTCCTCCTTGTTGTCTTTGTTTATTCCTGCTGCTCTTGCCTTCGCGTTTTCGTCCGCCCCGATGGGAACGGTGGAAAGCTCGCGCGGCTGCCATTTGGTTGTGACCTGCAACGGACCCTTAAACTCGCGCCCGTCAATGATGGTTGTTTTCCCTTCCGGGATCCAGACGGCTTCCAGGACACGATAACCGACGGAAAAGTCCGTCAGATGCCCTTCCTTGACCTTCGTCGCCGGACCCTGTGCCTCATCGACCGATGAAAAATACGCACGGCCGACAAGCGCGTCTCCGTCCACACGGAGATCCCTGACCGATCCGATGACCGATGCCGTCGAGTAGCGCTGATGGGCATCGAGCAGGACCATCTGTTTCGTTTCCGGGATCTGCGCCCCGGACATGAGAAGAATCTCCATGATCGAACCGCGCTCCCAGTCATAAACCAGGGACGGGGTTTCCGTCGCGGCAACGACTTCAACGGACCGGCTTTCCTCATCATACGATGCGGGGCCATCCGCCTGGCGGGACAGGGTCGCGGACCGATAGTTCAGGGCCGGATCGTTGGTTTCCGCACGCATATTTAGGCCCGGTTCATTTCTTTTTTTATTTTTCGGCATGGTTTATTCCTCCATGATGGACGCCGGATTATTCGCCACACTCGTACTGGGCTTCTTAAATTCAAGGCCGTATTCCCTGGCCATATCTTTGGCGTCCTGAATTTCGCGGTATATATCTTCCAGATCCCGGCCGCGCGCCCGAGCCACTTCCTGGGGAGATTTCAAAAGACCGAGTATGGCATCAATCTGTCCTTTTGCCTCCCGCAGTGGATCGACGGCCTCCATCCCCGGCGGCTGCCATTCACTCTCCCAGTAATGTCGGGGGTTCTGAAAATAGTTGGGAAGGGTCACTTTCCCGGTCAGAACCGACCAGTCCAGGAAGGGTTTGAATGTCGCCATGCCGTATTGACGGATATGCCGCGCAGATATGGGCCTGAGTTGCTGTTGGAAATCGTTCCGGACGATCCGGGCCGCCGAGAAAGTCAGGCCACGATAATCGCCGGTAAGGAGTTCATATGGTACGTCGGTTGTGATGCTGAGCATCGTCAAAAGCAGGCGGACAAAGGGGTCGAACGTTGTCCCCGGCCGGTTGCTGCTCATCAGGTCGATGTCATCGCCATGAGACACATATTCGATGATGCCGTTCTCCAGCTCCTCAACGGACGAGGCGATCGACGCGGTATTCGTATTCCCGGTGATCCCGTTGAGCATCTGAGCCGTCGCGGGATCGGAGCGCTTTATCTTTGCGACCCACTTGGCAGCGAACTTGGCGCCGTCGATTTCCGCGCCCATATAATCGTCCAGATCATGTGCCAGAAGTACCCCGGGAGCGAACGGCGATATGCCGCGGAGCTGCTGGGGTCGAAGCATGTCGAAACCATGGATGACCTGGTCGGCCCGGATGTAAGTATCCCGGCCACTGTAGTTTGGATCACAGAACCAGTATCCTATGACACGCCCTGTTGATTTTTCATACTCGATGCCCTGCCTGGTTTCCTTTTCGCCAGGTGCAGCACCTATGCCGATTCCACCCGCGCCGTATGAATCATGGGCGCTGGTCAGCCAGTCCGCCTCATAGACCTGAAGAGAATAAGGCAGGTATTGGTTTGCATTCCTGGTGATGTTCTTGACGATGAGAAATTCTCCGGACTCCACATCCTGGCGCTTTGCAAGGCGCATGATCTCGTAGTAATGCAACTTTCTCGCTGTGTCCGCTTCGTCGCACCACCATTTCCAGGCATCCTCGATGACCTGGATGGATTTCTTGTCGAGTTTGCCGTCCGCTGTTTTCACACGGGACTGGAACATGATGCCCTGGCCGACGGTATAATCGACCAGATTTTTCACAGCGCGGGCGAAGAAGGGGAAGTCGCGCACGAGTTGACGGACCCGTGCGCGAACGGCGGGGGATGAGGCGCCGATGATGTCGTTTACGTTTGGGGATATGGTTGTCCAGCTTCCGGTCAGGCGGGTTGTCTTCGCCGCGGCATAGAGGTTTGACCGCTGTAGAATTGCGCGGGCGTGCTGCCGTCTCGCTGCCGAAACAGGTGACAGGACGGCGATCGCCCGGTCCAGGAAGTTAATCAGCCACGATTCGGCGTTCATTCTCCGCGCCCTCCCTGCTTTGCGTAGGTGCGGGGGACGGACGTGCCCTGTTCGGAGTTGTATTTGGCATAAAGATCGTTGAGGGCGGCGCGGATCTCTCGCAGTTGCGCCCGGACCAGGTTCATGTCGCCTTTCCCGAGCTGCTGCGCTTTCAGGCAAGCGGTTTCTGCCGCTTCATATTCGGCGATTCTCTCGGCGGTTGTCTTCAAATACAAAAGCCCCCTTTTTGGGGGCTATTGTAAATCCGGGTTTTTCCCGAAACGGATATTTAAGGACAAACAGGGGTCAGACGGGGGTCAGACGGGGTATTTTTAAGGGCATACGGTGTATTTTTAAGGTTGACAGGGTTTTTCAATGCACCTTTTCCGTCGCCTTCTTGCCCTTTCTGCCGTTGGCGTTTTTCTTACAGTTATTTTTGGCATTATCGGGCTGCTTTTCCGGAATCTCCCCGCGGATGAATCGCTTGTACCAGAAGCAGATTTCTTCCTTGTCGCTGATCCACTGTCCGTTCAACTTCCTGGCCGGAAATTCACAGCAGATTATGAAATGCATGACCGATGCCTCGGATGACTGAACACCCAAAATCCTGCAATATTCCCTGATTGCCGTCATTCCACCTAAAGCCGTCTGTTCTGCCGTCATCCTTACCACCTCCGATTGTCTTTTTTGTTTGGTTCATGTTTCTGTCTCTTGCCCTCACGATCCGCTCCCGGATCTGACTGTCTCCGCAGTGCCTCCGCCAGGACGCGCAACCCGCCGCCGGGGAATTCCATCTCGACGCAGGCCGCGGCCAGCAGCTCCGCATCGAGCAGATGGTTCGGCCGGTTGTGGACATTCACCCAGACTTCGTGATTATGCTCGTCAAGCTGCTTTCGCTCCGCCAGGATCTGGGCGACGTAGTCCATGCCCGTGTCCGCGTGGAGAAAAGCGGCGCCGGGCAGATCACGCGTCTCCGGCTTTGCTGCGAGCTGGAGCCGGTAATGGTACTGATCCTTCGCCTTGTCGGTATCGACCATGATCAGCCGGAGAACCTCCGGCAGTTTCTTTCCGGACGGCGTGGACATGATCGCATTCCCGAGGCTTAACATTCCGGGAAGGGTCGAACTGGACCCCTTCGTGCCCCAGAGTGCGACGCCGCCCCGGCCGCGGTTTTTGAGCAGCCAGAAATAGACCTGCTCCGTCATGGTCATGTCCTCGAACTTCTTTGTCCCGCCGGTGTCGCGGCAGGCCCGGAAGATCCGCATACGCCGGTCCGATCCGGCGACCGGGTAGGTCGTGTCATACATGAGCGTCTCCAGATCCTCATCCGTCGGCAGGAATCCGTAGTGGATCAGCCAGCTTGTCAGATCCTCCGCCCAGGCGCGGACAGCAAACCAGTTTCCGGTAAGCTGGCTGTCCACACCCAGGGTGAGCGCAATCGCCCGCTCCGGCACGATCTGGGCGCCCAGCTCACAGCGGGCCGCCAGGACCTGGTCCTCGTTTTTACTGATGACCGTCAGCTTCCAGGGCTCGGCCAGGTGCTTGTTGTGGAAATCCTTTAACTTGTTGATGTCATTCAGGCCGCGCAAAAAGCAGGCCGCCGGTTCGGACAGGCTGACGAACGGCGACAGCCAGGACGGGATATGGAATCCGATCTTGACCGGCCGGCGCTGGCGGAGATATTCCCGCAGAGATAAACCCTTGTCCGCCACAGGTTCAGGCTGATCTTCCTGTTTCTTGACTCGTTCGCGCCATTCGCCGCCCCGGACCGCGATATCGCGGTCGTAGTCGTTCCACTGCGCCAGGCAGTGAGGGCATTCGTACCAGGCGAGCTTTTCCGCCTCGATGGTCTCCGGATCTTCGCTGTGGCATTTTCCGTCCGGGCCCGGCTCCGTCTTGTGCGCCCACTTGATCTGCCCGAAGGTCATTTTCTGGAGCGTCCCGCAGGCCGGGCATTTGACCCAGAAATCGAAAACGACCTGGGCTTCCGTCGTCAGGGCCTTCCAGATATTGCCCGTTTCGATCGTCGGCGTGCTGATCTTCCAGATCTTCCGGTTGTGACGATACGTGATCGTCCGGGCCTCGCCCAGGGAGATCGGGTCCGATTCCCGCTTGCCCGCCGTATCCGGGTATTTGTCCACTTCATCGAAGATGCAGTAACGGATCGGCTTATTCGCCAACCTCGCCGCCGAACGAGCCCATGCCATGTAGATGGGCATGTGCTGGAGGCAGATCTTGAGCATGGCGCTGTCGTCGTCCAGGCCGGTCATGTAGCCACGCAGGGTAGGGCTATGCTTGATCATCGGCTGGATGCGGTCCTGGCTGTTCTCCCGTCCGGTCATTTCGTCCGGATAAACGCAGAGGGCCGGGCCAGGATCTCGGTCTATGGCGTAGCCCAGGCAGTTCAAAATCGCTTCCGTTCCGCCCACCTGCGGGGCCTTGCAGATGATGACCGTCCGGACGGACGGGAAGAACGAGGCGTCCATGATCCCGGCCAGGTACGGCGTGACGTCGTTCCGCCATTTGCCGGGTAAGACCGACATGGTGACATAGCGATGCTTCTCCGCCCACCGGGAAACGGGGATCTTCTTGTGCTTGCGGAACACCTTCCGCTCCGGCTCCGACAGGCGGACGCGATAACGGTTCTCCGTCTTTACCTCCAAGATCGACGGCGGAAGCCACGGCGCGGTGCGGGGGATGTGGATGGTGTTCAGCATATTTATAAATTCACCCTGTAATTGAGTCTAATAATTCGTATAAAGAATAACACTCCTCCCAATCTGGAGGACCATATTGTTCTTTTTCTTCGTCCCATTCCCCCTGAAACGGATCTTCCGATACGGATGTACACCATAAGCCAATAGCGGGGACATCGGGATTGCTTTCAAACAAAGATGCGATAGTCGGCCAATGATTAGCTCTTTCTTTTATCCGTGGAAAATCGGACAAAAAGGCTCTGATATCAGATGCCGCGCGAGCATAATGCTCTTTTGTTACATATGCCCGGTCGTATGTCATCATAAGTACTGCCCGATGATGTTTCGGGATTGACACATCCTTCCATAGCGGCCATAGATCGTTTATCTCTTCAAAATATCCAAATTCACCCGTTCCCAAGTATCGTTGGCACATAGCATCCCATACCAGCGGAGCCGAGCCATGACTATTTGGTAATTGCTGCAAATCTTCCGTTTTATCCCCTGGGTAAATTGCTTTTATCGTCGTATAACTCATTCGTCTCGTCCTCCATTTCTTCCTTTTCTTCCCGCTCCGCCTCAATGACCACCTGGTATTCCCCCTGGCTGGCGTAAGAGTTGATATGCTCGTCCAGGTCATGGTTCATCAGGTTGATCAGGTCGCCCACCTTTTTCATGTCTCCGGCCACGGTCCGGATCCACTCCGCCGCCCGGGACTGGACCCAGTGCTTCAGGCCCGCATCCAGAATGCCCGCCCGCCCGGCCAGTTCGATTTCCATCTGCTCCCGGGGAATGTACTTCTCCTGTTCCTTGTCATAAGCAAGCTGCCTCCGCTTGTGCTCCAGTTCCAGATTCGCCAGTTCCTGTTCCAGCTTTCGGCGCTGCAGCTCATCGGTCCGGTCGCTGATTTTCTTCCCCGTCGATTTCTGCTTGAGGAAGGTCCGGGCATACTTGTCAACATCCTTCTGCCGATAGGCCCCGTCCGCCGCCGGAAGGATCTTCCCCAACGATTGGTGACGATAAAGGCTGGTCTTGGTCACCTTCCATCCGGATCCGGTCAGATAATCCAGGACGTCGGCGATGGTTTCATAGCGATCGCTGTTTTCTTCACCGTTGACCTGATCCTCAAATTTTTTCATGGCTGCCCGCGCTGTTTCCCAGTTACGAAGATTCGCCGCCGTCGACGACTTTTGATACTCGAGTGCGCTATTTATGGCGCCGTTAAAAAGTAGGATCCCCCGCTGCCTGATCTCGTCCGGCTGTCCATTGATCATTTTTTCGAAGGATGCTTTGTCCATCATCTCCGATTCCAGATCTCTAATGCAGGAATTATCGTCCATTTACATGGGGCCTCAATTCTGTTATGACTCCCATGCGGATGGTAGCGCTTGCGCCCTGTTCCTATCACAGGTTCTTCCGGGGTTGCCGCCCCTCAAGAATACTGTCCGCTTCACCACTTAGTCACGATGGATCAACTCAGCCCGTTTCCCCGTGAATTGCTCCCACCGCTTGACATCCACATCGCAATACACTTCCGACAACTCCATGGCGTAACAGGACCGATCCGTCTGTTCCGCCGCGATCATGGTGCTTCCGGATCCGCTGAAGGCATCCAGGACTTTCGCACCCGGCGCCGAACTGTTCCGGATCGCCCGGGCGCAAAGCGCTATTGGCTTCATGGTCGGGTGATCCGCGCTTTTCATCGGTTTTGGTATTTCCCAGCTATCGCTTTCGATCCCGCAGGCCTCCACTCGCACCATGGGCACGCCATCGACATTCTTGGCGATCCGGTCCATACCGTAAACATCGCCCAGGTTGCGAACGCCTGACCAATAATGGCTCGACCCCTCAAACCAGCCGTAAAGGATCGGCTCGTACTGGCGCTGATAATTCGCCCGGCCGATGGTGAAATGGTTCTTGACCCAGATGATAAAGGTCGAGAAATGGCCGCCGCAATCGAGAAAGGCCCGCTGCAGGGTGTGTAGCTCGGAGCTGGACATGCAGACATAGACGTCGCCCTTGACGTAAGGCCGGAAAGCGGCGATCGCATTCCGCAGAAAAAGGTAGAATCCCTCGTTTGTTTTGAAGTGATCGTTTAGAATCTTTCTTCCTGCGTTCTCTTGCGACACTTTATTCCGCATTTTGTCCTTCATGATGGCGCCGTAATTGACGTTATATGGCGGATCAGTAAAGACCATGTCGGCCAGGTTTCCGGCCATAAGTTTGTCCATGTCCTCGGACAAGGTCGAATCCCCACACATGAGGCGATGCCGCCCGAGTTGATAGATATCGCCGCGCCTCGAGGACGGCGTTTTGATCTTCTCCGCTTCTTTCTCGGCGTCAAAATCATCTTCCACAACGCCGCGCCCCAGGAGCTTCTCTATTTCCGCCTGGCTAAACTGTGTCAGTTCGATATCCAGATCACAGGTCTCAAGCTCGATGAGCAGCTCCTTGAGCAGCGGCATGTCCCATTCACCAGCCAGATTATCGAGCGCGACGGACAGGGCCTTTTCTTTCTCGATGGGCAGGTCAACCACCGAAACCTCGGCGGCTTCGTATCCCAAATCAAGCAGGACCATCAGGCATTTATCCCCGCCAACGAGATTATCGGTCCTTCGATTCCAGACGATGGGAACCACATAGCCGAATTCAAGGATTGATTTCTTCAGGCGTTCATATTCGGCGTCGCCCAACTGCAGGCGCTTGCGCGGATGCCAGTCCGGAGTACGCAAGATGGATAAGGGCAGGGTTTCAATCAGCATTCGCCTTTTCTCCTTTCCACTCATAAAGCCCCCAGACCGACAGGAGAAAATAGACAAAGAACAGGACCGCCTGGGCCGGAACGCCCTGGTGATAATCGACGAACGTCCAGGCCGCGTTGGTCACCGCCCAGATATAAAAACATTCGCGCCGGCGTTTAATGTTCAGCACCACGCCGATCAGGGAGGCGACGGTCAATATAATCGTAAGGATATGAAATAGTTCCATGCGTATTAAACCTAATTTCCAAACCGAATTTCTAAGCCCAATTTAGGCTTGGAATTTCGTGCTCTAAATTCGTCAACGAACCGGCATTAACAAACCTTCTCCACCCTCAAACCGTATTCGAGCCGCCTTTCCTTCTCCATTTGGCCCTATTTCCACACCCGGAAAATTCTTAAGCAGATGCAGATACTTCGCATCAAACGAGACCCCGCCGATTTTATGCAAAATGAAAGGTGTTCTGGGTTCTAATTTGCCATCACCTCCACATTCAGGACATTCCACCGTGCTGCCACATTCCCGGCATTCAATTTCACCCGTGCCGCTACACCTGTCGCACGGAACCTTTTCGGTTAATGTCGGGATTTCAGGAAGCTCGGCAATAGGAAACCAATCATCTGGTATTGGAATTTTTTCAAATAGAGCCGCCGCGCGTGGGGCTGCCATATTTTCCTGCACGTCGGGAAGTGCGGGTACTGCAATTATAATATGGCCGTTCGTTGCGTACGTTGTCCCCTCGCTGGTACATGGTTTCGCTATCTCTTTCCGAAAACCATCGTCGGCACAGAATTTCTGTAGGTCTTTTTTTGTCATGTGCACCTCCGTATGGAATAATATTGACAATTTGTTCATGGCATCACCCGCTTAAATTCAATCGGCCAGACATAAGGGTTCGGATACGCCCGGCAGGGGATGTTATTTTTATCCACATATTTCGGGACCGTGGGAACATCGTCCTCATTCCAGGGATAGCAGACATATGCAATCAACTTCCGGCGGTGATATACCCCCTTCCATTTTGCGTTGATCGAATTCCAGAGCAGGCGGAATGCTCCGACTGGATCGGCGCCGCCGACGCCGCTGTCGTTCGTCCATTGCCAGACTCCATGTTGATTCAAAAAAATGCCTTCCTTGATGGCATCCTCCGTGCTGATTTCACTGACCCGCTCCGGCGGTTTGATCCTTACGATCTCATTGGTAATCCGGGACGCCCAGCGGGGCATGTGGATGGAAGGTCGCCATTTCCCTCGGCTCATAAATTCAACACCGCCGACCAATGAACCGGTGTATCTCACTGTATTGTTAGCGGCATACCAGAATGGGAGGCCATGGTTATTTGTGTCCGATGGAGGGCGTAAATCCATGTAGCGTGAAGTGGCCCATGTCTCGCGAACCCACAGCCGGTCACCCGGTTCCCCGTAAGGCGCGGGGATAAACTCACAGAATTCAGGTGTATCGTGACGCCTAAAAAAGGCCCCATATTTGTCCTGATGCTTATGTCCAAGGAGATCAAGGATGCCCACTGAAGACACAAACCAGTTGTCGGGAAAATCATTGACACGTTCCAATCCGCGCACCCGCCGCGTCATCGTTTTGCGATCTTGTAACGATGCCACGACCATCGGCCCGGACATCAATATGCCGTGTTCAATGTCGATTCTGTTTTTCATGTGTCCCTCAATAACCTCCATGCTGTTGCAGCCACTCTCGGTACCTGGCCGTTGCCAAGGGCTTTAAGTCGGTCCACCCGATGGGCCACCCCATGAGCCACTCGACCCACGTCGGGTTCAACTGGCCACCCGACTCCTGTCCTGTTCGGAGTAGATATCCGGGCAAATTGTCCCGGTCTCGCAGCGAGACCGGGAGCGTTGAATTGTCCGCATCGTCGCATGTGGGAGTCGGAAACGCTTCCCTCGCTACAATTGTTGCCAGATCGTCCCCGCCCGAATTCTTCCGGCTCATCCTGGCAAAGTCCGGACCCGATGGTGTTCCCTTTGGGGTCGGCCACAGCGATCGATTCACCGCAAACCCCAACTCGTTCCCGCTCGGTCCGTTGCTCTTGCCGTCCTTCGAGAATCCGCAAGGTGTGGGCCATCGCTCCGGCGTCTTCACCATTTGCGCTAAAGACTGCCCCGTCATCCTTTCGGTAATCATGCCCGCTCTCGTTCCGTCCGTTGCCGATGGCGTGGCCCACAATCCAGACCCGTTTCCTTCTATGCGGAGCCCCAACGTCATCAGCCCCAAGGATGAGGGGTCTTGAAACTTCATACCCAAGTCGGCGCAAGTCTCGGACAACCACTGGCAGGTAGGTGCGGACTCCCGGCACATTTTCAAGCAGTACGAATCGGGGTTTAACAATTCCAATGACGGTTGCCGTTGCCGGCCACATATTCCTTTCGTCGTCGGCTCCTTTTTGCTTTCCGGCGACGCTGAAAGGCTGGCATGGGAAACCTGCGGTGACAATGTCCGTAATCCCTCGGTAAAGCTCCGCACATCCTGAATTAATGAATGTTTTGATATCGCCGAATATTGGAGCGTTTGGCAGGTATCCATCCTTGATTCTGGCGGCAATGACGCGCTGGCAGTAGTCATCCCATTCGACATATCCGATGGGGTGGAATCCAAGCAACGTGGTTCCAAGCAGCCCCCCCCCGGCTCCACTAAATAAGGACAGTTCATTCATCACTCCACTCAACAAATCAGGTTTGCCCCGTCGATGATTTCGGCAGGATGATTCGATATATATTCCCTTGACTCCGGCACCCGGAATACCAGCTCGTTGATCCGGCCGCCGACGAATTTCCCTTCGCGGAGCACCGTGTACCGTTCCGCGCTGTTGATGATCTTCACTTTTGGATTGATTCGTAACAGTTGCCGTAATTCCAGCACCGCCGCCGGAAGATCGCTTGGGATGTCATCGGCGGGCGCCGGATCCGGAAGGATAGGGCTGTTTGTTTTTCCCGTGGCCATCTTTTCCACTCCCCCGTCTTCGAGCGTCAGTGCCGGCGGCAGCCCCGCTTTGATCCAACTATTCAAGTCTATCCCCATCTTAATCGCGTCTCCGGGATCCTTCCCCTGGGGCACCGGCCAGCGGTCGCACTGATCGAATTGCTCATTCCACCAGGCCATGGCCTTCGCCCCCGGTGTGTCATAGTCCAGGGCGTTCAGGATCTGGAGCGAACCCTGCAGGACGGCGTAGGCATCGGTGTCAGGTTTCACCCTGACGGATCCCATCGCTACCGACCCGACCAGGGGACAGGATGCGACGACGGCGATCGCATCCAGTTCCGATTCAACTACCACAAACGCCCGCCGCTCCCGGCCCAGGATCATCGTAGACCTGGACGACCCCTCAATCCAATAATACCGGGGCTCACCTTCTGGACGCCGGACTTTGAGGCGGTGAATCACGCCGTCGATGATGTAGGGGATCACCAGGCCAATCGGGATCTTTAACATCTTCAACCGTCCATCATTCCAGAATTCTTCCGGAAGCCCCCAGGACTTGCACGGACGATAGATGTCTTTTCCCTTTTCGCCAGGGTTCCAACCCAGGCGGTAATTGATTACCGTGTCCCGGCCGATCCCCCGGGCCGCCAGCCACGACAGGACGTCGGGGTTCTTTTGAAGGCATTCCTGGGACCAGGCAAGGAACTTTTCCGCCTTTTCCTGCCAGATATCGGCCGGCGCGGAGTGATTCTCCGGTTGAAATACGGGCTTTTCCGCCTTCTTTTGTGCCGGTGTGCTGTGAGTTTCCGCAGTATCGTTTGCTTTTTCGCCAAGATATTCACAGGCCTGGCGGTATCCCATGCCCTCGAAGTCCCGCAGGAACTGGATATTGTCCCCGCTTTTCTCGCATCCCCGGCACCAATAAGCCCCCTTGCCCTCGTTCTGGTTCGGCCAGACATGAAAGCGATCGGTCCCGCCACAGCCAGGACACGGCCCCTGCCATTCCCCGCCGTTCGTTCCGGAGACCTTCCGCAGATTCACTTTTTTTGAAGCCAGATCCAGGGTGTTCACTTTTTTTCTCTTCCGAGATTCCACATAACTCTTATGAGTTCCAAAGAGTGATCCATATTTGATGTTCGGCATACGTAAGACAACGGATTGTCATAAAATATATTATACCGACGGTCCGCATCTTCCTTTTCCGCACCAATCGACCTTTTTAGACAGTTCCGAAAACGTTGTTTACTCATACACGCGTATCCAATCCGCACGCGAGTCAGCACCCCCTTAATTTCTTCGGGGAGACTCGGGGACCCTTTTTCAAACCCTCCAAAACTTTTCATCAAACCATCCCTTTTTCTTCTTTTTTATATCTATCTATTTTCATTACAGTATTAACGAATTTCATTTATAATAATCCCCCCTTGTAATGCCCTTTAGGGATAGTTGGATAGTTGGCGTACATATTTAATGCGTGTGCATTTACCAAAAACCTTTAGCCCAAAAAAGGTTGTAAATCGTTCCAACCCTCCCCAGAACGGCGAGACAAACCAGACTATCAACGGCCATCCCTGAATGAATACGGTACGTTAAAACCATCACGGAAAATTGCCGCGAAATATAAACCCTCCCTGATTTCATGACCGGCCGGTCGTATTTCCGGAGGGTAAGACCATTTTGTGGTGCTTTTTCTGTGTTCATTCCGTTACTCATAAATAAAAAATACCTCCATTTAAGCGTCTAACCCTCCCTGTTTAGTGGCAAGGGCGATGCCGAAGTACATGACGCAACCGTTCGATTTGTCCTTGTTGTATTTCTGGCTGAGTTGCTTCCCGAACCAGGTACCAGACGGCTCGTTCTTCCCGATGTTGTCGTGGTACCATTCGACGAACCGGGCATAGATCAACGACGACTTCTCTTTGGCCCCGGGCTCCCGGATGCAGCATTCGTCGATGAAGTCGGCCAGGAGATCCTCGTTGCGTCGGTATTGTTCCGTTGCCTCCCGGACTTCCTTCGGCGGATTCAAACCGTGCTTCTGCCAGAGCAGGCATCCGCGCACGAGCCAGGCCAGAATACCCGACGCCTCTTTGAGGATCTGTCGATCGAGATCGAGTATCGCCCGGCGCTCGTAGCTCTCCTGGGGATCACGGTTGACGAAGGAAATCATGAACGGGATCAGGTGGAGACGCTCCCAGAAAGCCTTGTCGCTGGGCGGGGCCTGCGGCTGGGTGTTCGTCATGAGGAATAGCTTGTGCGTGGGGCTGAACCGGGTCGGATATTTGTCGTGAGGGCTGCGGCCGACCAGCTCGTCCTTTCCCGTCAGCCACTTGATCTTCGAGGCGCTGAACCGCTGCCCCTCGTCGACCTCGGAGGCGAACGCCATGCGGATCCCCTTCAGGCTCATGATATCCGGAGATGGACCGGACGAGCTTTTTGAAAACTTCTGTGACAGGAGCATTTCCGCCGGGATCGATCCGGCCAGGGCGCCCATGACGTGGCTGATCGTTTCGACGATCAAGCTGCGGCCGTTCCATCCGGTGCGGCCGTAAAGCACGGGGAATACCTTTTCCTTGCACAGACCGGTGATCGCGTACCCGAATAGGCGCTGCAGGTAGGACACCAGGTCCTCGTTGCCGCCGAAGATCTCCAGGAGTGACTTTCCCCAAAGCAGCGACGGTTCGTCAATGCCGCGAAACTCGATCGGGCTGGATAGAGAAAGGTGATCGGCAGGGCGGCCCGGCTTGATCCGGCCAGTCTCCAGGTCGATCACACCATTCGCGCATGGGAAGAGCATCGGCTTCAGGTCGAATTCATCGCCCGTTATGGCGATCGGGTCCTCGATCGTGTGGGCGAATTTAAGGCAGGCGGTCCGGCGCTTGTCCGCCCGGAGCTGGCTGACGCGCTTAAGGAGAGTATCCTGTTTTTTCTTTAGCTTCTCTACCTTCTCGGCGGTCTCTTTACTGCCGTCGCTCGCCGTCAGGTCGACGATCGTTTTGGAGACGTTCTTGTATTCTCCCAGGTAATGCTCCACAATCTTTTCCACGCCGGCCAGGGACTTGTTCATGACATCGCGCTGCCAGCAGTGACCGCCCCAGATGAACCATTCCTGGGTGTTCTTGCTGAAAAGGTATTGGTCCCGGAACGTCGTCGCATAAAGGATTCCATCGCCAAGTTCGTTGGCGAAAAGGCAGTCGTTGATCAGCTTGCTCGTGATCTTCGATTCTTCCTCCGGATGTGGAAGCGTTGCCGCTTCCGCATCAACCCGTTCCTGGACTTGTTTTTTAATGTCGTCAGCGCTTTCTGTCATGCTTCATCCTTCGCCTGAGTTCGTATATCCATCGCAGAGAAATAGGCGGCTTTGATTCGTCTTCATCGGCATCCCGCAGCGCCTGGTTGATTACCCGCGGATCGGTTCCCGCGGCCAGGAGTTGCTTGACCATGGCCTTTGTCTTGTCATCAACCCGGTGATCAGATCCGGCTACGAACTGCCGGCGGCATTCAGGTTCCAGGCATCGGTATTTTTGCAGGCCCGCCTTCGTCGTCCCGTACTTCTCCAGACGGGCTCCTTTGCAATTCGGGCAGTGGATTTCAGCCATCACACCTCCCTGAGCGCTTGACCGCGCCCATCTCTTGGCGTACCATGCACCATGCACAAATTCCCAAAGTCCCACGAAAATAATAATTTATCCGCAGTCGAATTTCGGGCCTCGGCGATCCGTATAGAAAACGAGGGCTTAGGAAGGACCCACGATATGGGCGATGGGAGTGACCAAGAGTGATGGTTGAATTGAATTCTTTTTAATAGGGGCACGGGGCGGTCAGGAAGAAACGGCGACCCCGCATTCCAATGGATACATGCTTGACGACACAAAAAAAAGGCGACAATATTTGACACCATATCCACTAACCATCCTCTTGAGAGAATTCGATTGTAATAATATCGGATGGTTGAATACGGTTAAAACAAGTTCAAATCTTGTCGCCCCGACCAAAAAAACCTAATGGTATCAACCATTACCGATATCTTTATTCGTCCTCTGGACGTCCTCGGGAACGTCCTCTAATCGTCCTCTAAGTTCGAGGACTTTGGCCACAACCAGCGGGCTTCTTTTGGCGTATCTACGCGTCGTATCGGATGAGCTGTGCCCGTAAAGATCGCGCAACAACTCCAGCTCGATACCAGCGTCCATCAACTGTCCGCCAAAGGAATGCTTCACGCCGTTGTACAAATTGATCTTGATGCCGCTCTTTTGGGAGGCATTGTTCCAGATTCGGTTCAGGAGCTTCCAGGTATAGGGCTGCCCGCTGTTGTCCCGATTAAATACATAGGGCGAAAATGGCGCTATCTTCGCAGCCGCCTTCAGGATCTCTCTTGCCCTGGTCGTCAACGGATATCTCCGGACGTGGCTGTCCTTGGTCCGATGACTCGTCTTTGTCCTTTCCACGAGTTCCCCGTCCGAATGGGTCCTCCTGATGACCACCTCGTCGTCCGTCAGACAATCCTTCATCAACGCCGTGCCTTCCCCCGGCCGCATCCCGTATTCCATCAGGAACATAAAGATGAGCTGATGATGGGGCGGGATCGCAGACAACTGCTGCTTCTGCTGCTCAAAGGTCAGATAGACGATTTCTTCCGGCAGCCCCAGGGGCAGCTCCGGGAATGGTGGGACCTTGCCGATCAGCTCGTCCTTATAGGCAAAATTGAGCAGGGTCCGCAACGTCGCCAGGGTATCGTACTTCCCCTTGATGCTCAGATCCAGGTCGTTATAGAATGTCTGTAATTTCGAGTACGTGAACGTCCGAACATCGAAGTCCGGGCCGAAATACTTGATTGACCGGTTAATTGACGTCAAATACACACGCTTGGTATTTGCGCAAGCGGTTGACGCCTGCAGCCAGATCTCGCTGAGTTTTTTCAGGGCAACCGGGCTGTCAGGCAGATATGCTTTAATGTTAAATATTCCGCTATCGATCTCCGCCCGGATTTTCGACAGCATCTTTTCCGCCGTTTTCTCGTGCCAGATGGGATCACCGTTGTATTTCCATAGCTTATACCGTTTCCCATCCCAATAAATGTTGACATAATACCGCTTCGCAGGCTCGTGCCAATGATACGATCCTTTCATATAACCACCCCCTTGATGATATTGATTATCAGGAGATGTATGCTTTTTTGCGGCGGCGGTCAACATGGTTGTGTTACGTCCCTATCTTACGTGTAGAGCTGCATTTTAGCCTCAAGGACTTCAGCCGGTATGGCCAGGCCCGCCTCCTGATCCGCCTGGAACTGACAATCGAGCATATGCAGGATCTGCTGATCCGGCGTGCGGCGGTCTCGTTTGCATACATCGAGCAGATATTCGAAGAGGGGGAGGTCATCAGGGCCGAAGTCAACTGAAACGACATCATGTGCGTAGCCAACATAGTTTTCATCCTTCTCTGCCCTTACCTCCAGGTCATCATTATAAGGCCGATTCTCTTTTGACAATGCCGAAGGCGGCGGGGGAGGGGGCGGCGGCTTAACAGCGCCAACTTCTTCCGGATGCGGATTAGGTACTTTGCTCATATCTTCTCCCATATTCTTGATGTTGTTTTTAGCTTTCGGGGGCTTCTCCGGAGACGCCGGCGTTCCTTCACCCGGTTTCTTTTCCCCGTATTTTTCGGCGGCTTCGGCCAGTTTCTTGATGCGTTCGTCTCCGGATGTGCCGGCGGCGTATTTTTGACATGACCAGCAGATCTTGTCCTTCATGCCCGGTACAAGCAGAACATTCGAGCGGCGGCAATTATCACACGTGCCTCTTTCTCCCATGGCTTCGGCCTCCTTTTTGATTTCCAGCCCTTGCCCGCATTCCAGGCAAAAAGCTTTACGGTTGATTGCCGTGAAATCACATCCATTGATCGTATCAAAATGCACCCGGGCGGAACTTGCGGCCAGTTTCTGGTTGGACAGGCAAGTCGCCATTGGCATGCGGCAGAGCATTTTCTTGCAGAAAAAATAATCCGGCGAATTGAGCAGCGCTTCGGCCGTTGTTTCCGGCATACTCATAACTTGCACCACTGTCCATCCCGGTCACGGTAGAATTCCCACCCCCGATCCGAATCTCGCATAACGATGATTCCGGCTGGCTTGCCATGATAGATTAATCCATGGTAGGCCATGCGCTTTTCGATCCGCGCTTTTTCTGCCGGGGATTCATGGTAGGGGGCAGTCGGCGGGGCCGGTTCATCCGGCGTGTACGTTATAAAAGCAAGGGAAATAACAAACACGAGCGAACCGATAACCAGGGCCGTCCAGACATGCTCGAAAGATGATCGCGTGCGCCAGGTCATTGTCCCACCTCTTGCTTCAAGCCATCGTGGAGAAAATAAAGCATGGCTTCCTGATTCAGGATGGCCAGGATCGTCTCCAGGGCGCTCTTTTCCTCGTCGCTGAATTCGCGGCAGGGGAGCGTTTCTTCCGGAGCGGTCATTTGTTCACCCTCCAGGCTATCAGGCCCAGAACACCGGCGGCGGCCAGGTTCGGCCAGGGAAACCAGGGGCTTTCCGAGCCCATGACCAGAATTGACAGACAGGCCAGAGTCACCGTGGCGTAACGGATCGCCGTGCGGCCGACCTCTCGAAGCCGTTCCTGTCTCGAAGCCAAAAACCATTCCCGATCCAGTACAAGCGTTGTATGTTTCATTTCTTTGCCCTTTCTGCCTGACGCGCCCGCCTGTCACATTCTCTTTTCCCCTGATGGCGGACAGGATAGCGCGGATTCTGGCGGACGCGAGCGCCGAGACGGCTAAAGCGTTTTTTATACCAGGGAATGCCGTCGTTGAAGGGGATCATAGAAAAAATATCATCTACGGGACGCATCATCCTATCAATTAAGTCAATCATTATTGCCTTCTCCTAAATCGATGTCGCGGCACTTGGCGACGCCGTATCCCGTTAAATCCTCCCATGGATTCTCACCGAAGGCGTTTTTATTCGTCGCGATCCGGAACTGCTTGTCAATGATCCGCACCATGGCCAGCATGTCATCATACTGGTCCGGACGAATGCCGCGCGGATAATAGATGCGTAAAATATCGCCGGACTTGTGGAACGAATCCCCGTATGCCGTGTTTTTCTTGTCCACGATCCTTCCGATCGCGGCACCGACCTGTTCGTAATGCCCCCTGCTCATGCTCCCTCTATCTTCTCCCCGGCATGACCGCCGGGGGATGCCGAAAAACCCTGACGCAGCCGTAACTCTCTTCACCGGCGAACAACGGGCTGCGACCCTCGTAATATCGCAGCAGATACTTGAAAAGTTCGTCCAGCGATGAAACGGCCTTGACGCCACTGCCGTCGTCTGCGACAAAACCCTCTTCCGTCTTCGTGATCAGCATACCGTTCACCCTGATTGATGATCGGAGGGCATACACTGCCTTTACACCCTCCGATCCAGACCACAACATGCCCGTTACCGAGGTCGGGCGCCTCATCCGCTGAAACGACACTAACGAAACACCGGTACCCGTCCTCCTTTCTGGAGACCCTCTTTATATTTGGTGCGGCAGCCCAGGCGGGCTCATGCCCTGGAGGGTGGCAAGGCATGTTGAATGCCGCACCGTTTACTATTGCCAAACCGCCCGAGTCTTCCCGAAGGACGTTGCCGGTTCAGGATTCGCCGATCCGGATAGCCTGACGGCGGCGCTTTTTAATTTTGCACCCGCTCTTAGTGGCCCGGAGATCGCAGCGATCGAGAATGCGGTCGAAAACTTTTCTAAAAATGAGCAACTTGCTGTTTTTATTGCGTATACATTGCGCTACGCTATGTATACGTGACAGCTAAAAAAATATGGCCTATCCTTTACCGTAAAGAAGCTCCCGCACGGTCTTCTTCTCGTGCATCTGCAGGAGCATGATGTTTTTGTAATCTTCGAGGTAACCGCGTATGGCATATTCATGGATCAACATAGCCAGGTCGACGTCCTTAACCCGGGCGATGGCCACCAGATCGTCCTTGAATTTTTCCCCGGTCCTGAATGAAATCAGTTCTGTTTTCTTTTCCGAATCAACGGGATTGACGGCTCTTGCAAAATCCAGTTTCAGCTGGTTCATAAACACCCCTCAGATAAAAAACTTATTGATTAAACCGTTTTATCGTGTAAAATCTCGGATCGAGGGCAAGTTTCACCATCGGTTAATATTTCGTACAGATTGTTCAGGATGTTTTGGTAATGAGGGCCGCGGCGTTCTTTGCGGCCTGATAAGGCCATATAAAGAGTAATACGGGAAATCTTGCGTCCCATGCGGACGGACAGGATGGCGGAGAATTTCGTCATCCAGCCGAGGTTATTTGGATAATAGCCCAGATCGATCAGGCGCTTATAGATTTCTTTGATGAGTTCGTCGTGGGTCATGGTTAATTTCTCGCTAATCCAATATAGTTGGGGAAGTTTATGACATTAGGTGAGGTCCTCAAGAAAGCAGCCAGTGAAGCAAGCGGTCTGCAGGAGCAAGAAGTCTCCTCCTTATGGGATTCAATCATGTCCACAATTCCCGACAAGTTCATATTAGACAAAGAATTATCAGACGAAGAAGCAAAGCAGTTGCTCGAAGGCCTTAAAAAAGAGAAAAATGGGATAAAAAGTTGGCTCATGAGAGGGCACCGTGACTTTGTTCTGATGCACTCCGAACCAAAGGGGCGGGCATAAGTGCTGACCCCAGCTTCATTTGGAAACATTTTACGAGCTTCCGGTTTCCTCCAAAGAGGCTCAGAAGGGTTTTCTCCCATAATGGGCAGGAATTGTTATGTTGATTTTTCATGTGTAACACCCTCTGCTTTTATTTGAGACGGATGTTACACGAATAATCTACACGATGTCAAGAATAAATTTACGATTTATGAATATTAATATTATTGATGAACAAATACAAAGAGCTATGGAAGTTTTTGGCTGTCAAAACCAAAGCAAATTAGCTACTTTGCTTGGTATATCCGATACCGATTTTTCTAACCGAAAGAAACGCGGAACATTATTAAAATTGATTGAAACGAAATCGTATAGATCATCTGTGGATTTCAATTACATACTAACCGGAGAACATACACAGCCGGCAGCAACACTCAACGAACCGGCTTCGCCATACGGGAGTCCTGATCCAAGGGCGCCGATTGACAATCGCCAGAGGGGGCCGGATGCCGATCATTATATTGTCAAGGCTATGCGCCTGACATCGGATGTCATGACCTCGCAGCACCCGGAAATCAAGTCGGCACTGATGAAAAATCTTGAGCAGTTTTCCGAGGCCGTGACCAAGGCCGACGAGCTTGAAGGTTGCAAAGTGCAGCTAAAGGAGCAGGACAAGAAAATCAAAGCCATGGATGAAGAGATAAAATACCTCAAGACAAAGGTGGATGAGCTGCTCAAGCGGGAACCGCAATGCGGCTCGGGCACGCCAGGAGATGGCGACCCTGTCCCCGAAGAGAAGGCAATGTGATCTTCATCGATTTCGGCGGGAGGCAGGGTGAAAACACGGGGGAAATCGGGAGGCAGAAAGGTGGTATCGATCAAATAATAGTAATAGATTCGAAGGGAGTAACAATCTGGCCGCAGGATGGATGTGATTAGCGTCCACACCAACCATCGGGGGTGCATCATGATCAATTATTTTTCAGTTTTACTTATTTGTCTTTTCCTTTTAATTCCAACCTACAACCAGGCCGACGAAATCAATATGTGGCAGGATTCCAAGGGTGTCTGGCACATGTCGGACCAACCGCCTGATTTCAGCCAGCCGGTCAAAAAATATTCCACACATAAGTATAAGGCGAACAGCCAAAGCGAGATAAACAAGTTCAAGGCCAAGGAAAAGTCTCGCCTGCAGGCCACGGAAGCGCTGCGAAAGTATAATGAAAGCCAGGACGAACTGAGAAAAACGAACGAATCTTGGGCGAGGCAGAACAAGCAGATAGAGAAAGACAGATTGATCAACAAGAAAAAGGCGGAGATCGACGACCTGGTTGACGAAAAAAAACGCTACAACAAATATGAGAATGATTCGTATTTCATCGACAACAAAAATTATTACCACGACAAAGCAACCGAAACGGGCAAAGAGATCACTAAAAAGCAGTCAGAGCTCCTGGATCTGGAGAATGCGAAATAATCGGCGGAAAAAGGACGGCTGTTCACCCGCGGCCGGGCGAGATCGTTGAATACAGGCGATTTTACGACGGCCTGGTTTTTCATCACCCATATTAAAATGTGAGGAATTCAACATGGGAAAGAACACGAAAGAAACTTCTGATCGTATTGCCCAGCTGGCAGTACAGACACTAAAAAATGACAGTGCTTCGAAGACGGCTAAGAGCCTGGCGGCATCGGCGCTGGCTCAAACGAACACCGGAAAACAAACCGGAGCAGAAATGGAAGATCTTGCTTCGAAGGTTATTAGAAGCGAGAAGTACAGCGAGGACACAAAGAGCCTGGCTGGAGCTGTGCTATCACAGTCCAACAAGGATCGGTAAGAAAAGTTAAAATTATCCTATTGTAATGATGAAATTTATTAAGCAATGGTATCGAGGAGAGGAATATAATATTTCAACTCCTGAATTACCCATATCTCCGGGAATTCGATACAGGCGGCATTGGTCATCCAATCTATTTCATACATCGATCGATTTTTATCTGAGAGAGTGGAAATGGGTGTGGGGTTTAGCTATCTCAATGACGGGAGTCGTTATCGCGATTATCAAACTATATTAATTCATAGAATGCGCTTTTGCTTTCTAACCTTAGAAGTGCCATTCTGTTTGGATCATTCCTTTTGCATCCCCGGTACTGTTCACCTCTCCATATAAACCAACCCTGGCGCTGGCAACCCGGAAGAAATTCCATTGCACAAAGCCATCGATTTCCAATCCGTGTTCCATTGAATAGCCCCAGCGTGCTCCAATAACTCTATCATTAATGAAATCCATGAACGGCAGTGGGACCTGTTTGGCCACGATCGAGGATGCGCCCGTTCCAGTATCGATGACGGCGAGCACGTTGGTTTTGCCTTCATAAGACGGTATGACCGCCGTCGCGGTGATCTGCTTGTTCGGATCGTCCTTGATCTCCGGCGGCAGGTCGAGCCTCCTGGCGGCTGCCTCCTTCTCAATGACCACGATTTTCTCGACGGGGATCTCGACCCGCTTGAGTTTCACCGTTTCCTTGATCTCCGGGACCGTGATATATTGCGTTTTGAGAATCGTCTGTGTCTTCTGCCCCCGGTACCAGCCGACGACGGCGGACAGGATCAAAAGCATAACCAGGGCGGCCATCGCCCAGGTCTTCCAGTCGGCTTCTTTGATCATGCGGATATCCATGGTATTCGCTCCTTGTATTTGATCGACCGCTTCCGGATCTGGACTGGATAATCACAGTTCACCTTGCACAGATCTAGCGGGCCCCACTTTGTTTTAATTACCTTCCGACTACAGCAGCCCGCGACGGCGTCCTGATCGCAGGATCCTGCTCGCCTGATTTCCTTATTCAAAAGTCCCGCCCCGCCATTATAGGCCCGAAAGGCAAAATGCCAGACCGGGCAGATGACCGCCCGGAAACAGTCCAGATCGTAAAGGATGAGCGCCCGGATCGCCCAGCGTGGATCATAGGGAGTGGGGTTCTTCGAAATCTCCTGCAGGGCCTTTTTCTTTCCAATTTCAACTGCCGTCCGGGGCATGAACTGGCCGAGGCCCTGGCCGCCGTCGAAAGCCGTTATCCCTTCATTGCACCGGCTTTCCTGCTCGATCTGCGCCATGAATTCATGCGCCGGAGCATCCAGGCCGATATGATAACGGGCTTCCCGAATCACCTGGGGGTAATACTTCAGGCAGCGGTTGACCAGGTCCTCACAAGCCGAGGGTGAAGGCCAGGATAATAGCGCCGTAAAGCAGGCCGCGAAAAATAAACACACTCTGCGGAACACGGTATTCCTCCGACCGTCCGTAAACCGGCTTGAAAAATATCGCCCAGACCATCTCGGCGAAGAATATCCCTCCGGCGACCAGACAAGTTTTGTAGGTAATCACCTTGACTGCCTGCGGACCCTGCGCCCAGATCAGGATGGGGACCATAAGCGCGGCGATCAGGCCAAACCGGATCAGGTATTTCCTCGCCTCAGCGTTCATCATCTTCATATTTTGCCTTTCTTTTTCGTTTACTATCCGGATATTCCATTTGCATGAGGACGATCAAAAACGCCGCAGAGATAAGACCTGCCAGTGTTAATGCAGAAATGAACGGAAGATACAGTGGCGTGGAGAAGATGAGCCACCACACAACGAGACAGTAGACGGAAGAAAGTGAAATGAAGGCAACATAGAAACAGATCGTCTCGCTGATCCGGATTTCGATCAACCGGTTAATGCCGATGCCGAGAAAGAAAACCTTTCCCCAGGCCAGGCACCGGTCAAAAACCAGTTCAATCATCCCGCGCAATTCTCTTGCTGATCGCAACATCTATTTTTTCCTCAACCCGGATAAGCCATTCCTTGAATTCCCTCAATTGCTCGACCAAAAATGGATGCGCAGCACACTGGGGATTGTTCCTGTTGCTGTTTATGGACAGCCACTTCATAACAATAGCGGCTCCCGACAAAATCGCCGTTCCAGTGGCTATGCCCGTTCCTATTTCCATGGCCGGATCCTCTTGTTATTTATTTAACGCTTTGTCATCAATAACGGTCATACCTTTTATGTTCGCATATTTTTGGGCGCATCCCGCATACTTTTGTGCCATAACTTTCAGCCACTTGATTGTCATTTCGTGCGCAGGCATTTGATTTTGATTCATTAATGCTTGTTCCACTGACAAATATTCCGATATTTCTTTCTGTGCGACAGTACCATTGATTCCAATTTGATGGGCATATATCTGATTACCTTCATCGATAACGCCACCATGTGAACGCGCAGCGCATAAAGCCTGTTCAAACATTTTCATAATATGATAGCGTTCCTCATCAGCTTCAAAATCCGCCTCGGACACGTCCTCTTTCCCGATGCTCACAAGAATATTATTATATTGCGTTATATAGGCGGTTATCTTCCGGATTGCTCCTTTTTGATAGTCCTGGGTGTTTTCAATTTGGCATTCAAGTTCTTCGATCTCGACCAATAGCAAATCGGCATC